CCTTAATCAAATTGTATGGTGGATAGTTTGTTGATGTTTCATGAACCGTTCCCAAACGGTGAAACCATTCATCCATACCAATACTATATTTTTCAATATCATTTAAAAATTTGTCAATGTTAGCCGTGTTGTACTTAGCGAGTAACATGATAGACCTCCTTAAGCGTCTGTTGGGTTGAATTACGGATCCGAGGACTCCGCTTTAGCGTATGGGCAGTCATGTGACCAAACCCATCACTTATTATATAGTGAGACATTAAAAAAGAGGAAGGGTGTAAAACCGATCCTCTTTTGTGTGGTATACCGAAAAAATCAGACTTCTACTTTCTTTTTCTTACCAATGTTATACTTACTCTCAAGAATCCAATCACCCTTATCCTTATAGGAAAGAACTTTGATTTGATTCAACGGAGCTACATCGGTAATAGAATCTGGTTTTACAATGGTTACCAAACCCCAATCAGAAATTAGATTAATAATTCTATTGCGTCTCTGGACATCATTTACCGTAAGATTTGCATGTTTGCCGTCAAGTGCAAACAATTCTTTAAAGTGTACGATGTAATAACGACCCTGTTTATGAAGAATGTGACAGGATTGATAGATTTTCTTTTCCTTGCGCGAGGCAACACCGATACGAGTGAGTGTCTCACGGACTTTTAGGAAGTCATCTGGTTCATTCAGAACCACTTCCACCATTTGATCTTGCGACCAATGGACTTCTGGTTCAACAAAGGTACTCATCTTTTGCCTCCAACATCAAGTTTAGATTTAATATAATTAATTTGGTCTTTTGTTAGAATTTTCAGTGCTTGTTGGGCCTTTTCATTACTATAGCCATAGTATGATTTGACTGCATCAAGGTCTTGAATCTTCTCTTTTTTAAGCCACGGAGAAAATCTTTTCCGTTTCCTGACACTATTTAGTAAAAAATCATATTGCAACTTTGAAGGTAATCCATGATTCATGTTCATCTCATTTGCAAACATGATCGTATCAATGTGACCTGACATACATTTGTTGACAACAAACGCAGGATATTTCTTTTCCCACTGAGGATCTCCATCATCCATCAAATACTCTTTACTAAAGTTGATGGAGTTTAAGTAATCTTTTAGTTCGTAACTCATCGGATAATATCAATAGATTCAGGGTTCTTATTCCAAGTCTCAAGTTCAGTGCGAAGACGACCTTCAGACTTCAGAGTTTCATAACGATTAGAAGCTTTTTTCTTCCACCAGTTCACAAGATGATCAAAGTGGAATTTGTCATAGTTTTGACCTGGACGCAATACTTCTTCCTGTCCTAGAATAACTTCACGAGCATTCTCAAATCCATAATCCGAAATATAAAACCTCTTTTGTTCAGTCAGGTTTTTTGCATTTACAATCGCAGTCTGGAACTCCACAACCTTTTGAGAAGGTAAGCTTTTTTTGATGATTGAGATCATCTTTTGTTGTGTCTTGAGTTTCCGACTGGATGCGTCCTCCTTCACCAGAGATTGGTTGTTGTTCCTTTGAATAAACCATTTGTTTAACTCCTGGAAGATTTCATCATGGAGCAGAGGAGTAAAATCACTTTGAGTTAGACCCTTGTACCTCATATAAGGTTTCAAACCATCATACTGAGATGAGGCTTTAGTAGAACCATAAAGAGAGGTGGTCTCAAACGAACAAATATCTGATCCATACTTCTTATTTAATGTCTCACGAGCAGTATGAGAACAACAGAGAAGTGCAAGAAGTTTACCTCCAAGATAATTAAATCCAAAAGGTTGGGTAGGGACAATAATGAATCCCATAATTGCATGACGATTAAACCTAGACAACTCAGGAGTTTGTCCAAGCCAATCATTGCGAGGTTTAGAATTAATTGTAGGCGAACCAAACCGACAGAAACCTACAATCTTCTGCGTATTAGTTTCTTGTACAATCCACTTCAAAGATTTACCAGGAATACTATCCTCAATCGCATGAGAAGTAGTAATCTGCAATCTTTCATTAAAATATTCATTCGTAAATCCACCCTTTTCTCCTGCAGGATAAACTTTGAAGTTCATGTCCTGTGGGTGCATGTCAAATGCATCAAACATATCATCCTCGGGCCCAATCCCAAGAATGGATGAAGGCATTTGTTCCATTCTATCTAGTTTCACATTACGCAGATATTCATCAATCCTTCCCATGTTAGAGAAGTAATCAATGAATTTATCCGCTGCGTAAACAGCATCATCAAGTTCTAGTTGCATATCAGAGAATTAGTTTCTTTTCACCAGGAGTTACGAGTTTACTCCCATAAACTTCATTATACTTGGTTTTAACTTGTTCCTCAACTTCTGCAATATAAACAATATGATTTTTTGCAATAATAAGTTCTGGAAGTGACTTATTAATTACAGAAGCCCAAGGAGCAAATCCAACTGTACCATTTGGTGTCGGAAGAACTACAAGTCCATTTTTTACGGTTACAAAGTTGTCATCTTCAGAAACAAGTTCTGCAACGACTTCTTCACCAGTTGCAATACGAAATAGTTTTACATTAATCATTTTGAATAATTTTCAATTAAAATTTTTTGTTGTCTGTTATTAACATAAATTTTTCCATGCATTTTTTATACATTGGAATACTAATACTAATCCTATCAGAAAGTGGCTCAAAAAGGTGATATCTCAATGATGGAATAAAAATTCTATCTCCAGGTTTAAGAATAAGTTTATCTTTAATTGTTAAATTTCCACCATCAAATAATCCAGATTTAATAGCAAATTCATTAAAAATCGTTACTTTTGAAGATCCAATACATTGAATAATTAAATTATCTGGATTATCTGCATGAATTGAAAAAGATCTAGATCCCATCATACCACAATAAACATGAGCTTGACAATCTACATTATCTTTTTTCTCAATAGATTCAATTAATTTTTTTACTTTATTATTAATTACGGAAGAATGGATTATAAAAGTAGCTTTTTGATCCCACAATTGAAATAATTTTTTGAAATCAAATCTATATTCCCATCGTGTAGTTTTTATGTAAATATTAGGATCAATTTTATATCCACTTTCACAATCTATTACATCTAATAATTCAGGACTAACATAAGTACTTTTTAAAAATTTCCAAATCGAAGAAAAATTAATCAATTTATCACTCATTTGAACTCACATTCAACCATAATTTCAGTTAATGCTGCAAGAATATTTACTTCCTGGTCAGCCACGAACGCACATTGGTATTGATACTTAGCAATAATAAGAACGGCAGCAGGAATAGTTTGGGGTGAAAGCCAATCATAAGTGGCGTCATAAACCCTGCGAAGTAGACTACTAGCATCGTTGTCCAAGTTCCCGACCACCCACTTTCGGACTTCAGTAAAGTTTTTAGTTTTGAGATGTTTAACAAGTTCATTTACATTTACATCAGAAAATTCAGCAAGAATTGCAGAGTCAATCTTTCCACCCGCAGAGTATCTTTGACACTCGTTTAGGACTCGTCGCCAATCGGGGAAGTGCTTGTTGATGAGTTCTGCAAGGACTTTAGGATCGTATTGTACACATTCCGCATCCAGGATGTTCTGTATACGCTTGAAGAAGGATCCTGCCAACTGGGCTTTTTCTTTTCCTTTGATACTGAACTCAACGACTGCACAACGGGAGTGGAGGGGTTCAATGATTTTGTTTTTGTAGTTGCATGTGAAAATGAACCTACAGTTGTTATAAAACGCCTCAATATTAGCCCGTAGAAGGAGTTGTACATCGTGGGTTGTGTTGTCAGCCTCATCAATGATGATGACTTTGTGTTTTGCATCACCCGCAGAAAGTGATACGGTCGAAGCAAAGTTTTTTGCCTGGTTCCGTACCGTGTCCAGAAATCGTCCTTCGTCAGATCCATTGATGACATAGTAATCTACTCCTAGTTCTTCACACAGAGCTTTTGCAACTGTGGTTTTTCCACAACCTGCGGGTCCAGCAAGCATCAGGTTTGGAATTTCTTTGTTATTTAGAAACTCCAAAAAGGTTTTCTTGTTTGCATCTGGAAGAATGCAATCTTCAATTTTGCGTGGGCGATATTTCTCAACCCACAAAAATTCATCACGAGACATAATTTAAAATCAAAAAAGGTTGATGGTAAGGGTCAATCTATCACTTAAACATTCTACCACAGAATGATCTGTTTGTGCTGGAATTAAAATAGTATCTCCTTCCTCATATTCAAAAATATCATCTGAAATTTTCCATTTTGTTTTTCCATAAATTACTTTAACCACAACACTATAATGATGGCTGTGTGGTAACCAACTACGATAAGAACTTACATGCTTAGAAAAGTAAAAGTTGCCTATTAAGTTTGTTCCCACAACTTCAAATAATTTTTTTCTAAGATTTCTTAATTCTGGAGTTAGATCCAAAACATCAGAAATCATTGTAACAAATCCTAGATCATAATATTTTTTCCATTCATCAAAAATGAATGTTCCATCTCTATCATAAAACTTAGAATACTCAACATTATTTCCATTGGTAATTACTTGGATTGGAGTGTCTTTTCCATAAATTGGAGCTAAAGATGGAATTTGCTGATTCTCAACATCATAAAAATATTTAAAAGGCCATCTATTTTCAATTTGAAGTAAATTTAGAATATCTTTTTCTTCAAGATTAATTTCAAATTCATCTATAATTTGATATAAATTTAAAATTTTAGAAGATACTTCTTCAATTTCTTTTTTATTTTGATAAGTATTTAATATCTCCGATATATCATTTTCTAAAAAATTTTCCAATTCTTTTTCTAAAAAGATATCTTGTTCTTCAGGTGAAGAAGTATTCATATCCATTACTTTTTTTATTGACATTTTATTGTCAATTTTTGCAAGATTTTTATCTTCCATTGAATTTTCTATAAAATATTTTAATTGATCTTCAAAAAAGTTTTTTTGTTGTTCTTCTGTTTCTAAAGAAGGTACTCTATAATCATTTAATGTTATTTTTTTTACTAAAATATTTTTGTCCATATCATATCCACTCTGGTTTACGAGAAGGCATACGAAGATAATTGTCCTTCACCCAAGGTTTAGAAGCAATGTATTTTTTGTACGCAGTAAAGGTATCAATACTATCATCAAATTTCCACTCTTCTGGCATTGCACGAGCAAATGGAGTTACTTCTGTGATCTTTCCCTTAGGAAAAATGTAGTAAGCATCTACAAGAGTCTTGTAACAAGAGTGCGTTTTATTATAACGCAATGCATATTCATCTGCAAGGTTCATTCCCCACTTGATTAACCAATAGGCATTGTGGATACTTTCCATTGCCCATTTGGTACAGGGATGATTACGAAACGCACCCTTTTCAGTTCTGTAGGGAGTACCATCAGCCTTAGGGAGAGTGCCGTAGTTATGACCCCATTTTTCAGATGCCACGATGGAAAGCATTTGACAGCATTCCAGGGGCATCTTGACAATGTGTTTATCGGGAAGACAAACGGCACTTTCTGCGGGCCAGGGAGAAGTCACAAAAATGTTCATAATAAAGGTGAGTCAACTCACTCATCATAGGTGGAGTCGGGTTCCAAAGCAATGTAATATGTAAGATTCTTATCTTCCGATTGGAATCGGGACAGAAGTTTCTTGGAGATCACAACCTCATAAGAACCAGGAAGAATCTTGATGTTTTCAACCTTAAAGTTCAAAACAAAAGTACCAGTGGTCTCACCAACAACCAACGAATATTCGTTAGAAGTATCATTCTTCTTGTCACGAACAACCAGTTTCACAACACCAGCTTCACCAACCACAGAAAGGTCAGGAACCCCATAAACTGCTGCAGCTTTGAGAAGTTTATCCAGTTGTTGAGTATTCAGTTCAAAACAGACATCCTCAGAAGGGAGAGAGATAGATTTTTCGGGGGGAGTCACGATCACTGCAGGATCCGCAAAGAAGTACTTGGATCGTGCATTACCCTCACTGACAGTCACATAACTATCATTCGCAAACTTAAGTTGAGGATTCTGATAGAGGGACATTGCATTCAGGAACTGATTCAGATCATAAATGCCAAAGTCTCGTTCAAATTCCTCTTCAACTTCCACTTCTGCAAGAATGTTCTTCATCACCGAAATAGTGCGAAGTTTATTACCCTTTTTGAAGAGAATAGACTGGTTAATGCCAGAGAAGTTCTTGAGAAGGGAGAGAGTTTTTTCAGAGAGTTTCATAGATGTATTTTTGAGTTTCATGATCAACGGAATTCAGTAAGGCCATTATCTTTGCGGGAATAGTGCCCGTCAAAGTGGAGAAGAAGCATTGCGTAATGAATGACTTTGAGAAGATCGCGTTTGTTGCGACCATCCTTATCACCATAACGGGAACCATATTTCAAAATATTTGATTGACAGAATCCAACAGCAAGATCTTTTGCAGCCATCAAATCAATCGTTTGAATATCTTTATAATCTTGGTTGTGACCACAGTAGTGACTACCATAGGTGCTGGTCACATAATCCTCAACTTCTTTGAGAATTTTATCTTCATTATATTTCCAAAGGTGATTTTTAGATTCGGTCATAGTTACAGGGGTTTTTGTAAGGTTGAACATTCCACTATGTTCATTCATAGAAAGAGTAAACTCATTCATAGGATAAGGATATTCGTCCATAATAAAGGGAAGGCGCATTTTTACCTTCCCCAATTATATCAGAACGGAACGGGTTGGTCAACATATTCTACAGTGAGTTTAGGTTCAGACGGCATTTGAAAGTCTGCATCCACTTTGTCGTAGAGTTCCAAGAACGATTGCTTGGTTTCATCATCAAAGCGATTCACACACACTTGAATTGCCTTTGCCTTGTCTTGGAAGATGTTATAAGCACGGATGATGTGAACCAGACGGCGGGTGCTGATGATTTCCTCAATACCACCATCATAGAAGGTCTTGCGGATAATGTCTGCCCAATCCGCAAGACGCTTACAGAAATTGGAGTCATTCACACCAAGAGTTTGAGCAACCTTCTCAAGAATCTTGACTTCATTTGCAACAGAGGGATACTCCTGTTCAAAGGTCACGGGGAATCGTTCAAGGAACGCTTCGTTCAGAACATTGGTGCCGATAAAACGACCGTCATCAGAACCCTTACCTTTGGTGTTGGCAGTGGCAAACACATTGAAACCAGCGGCAGGTTTCACAAACCGACCAATCTTCTTCAGGAAGACACCCTTACCTTCCAGAACAGATTGTAGACACAGAATCTTGTTGGAAGCAAGATCAATCTCATCCAGAAGCAGAATCGCACCACGCTCCAGTGCCTCAATCACAGGACCGTTGTGCCAAGCAGTTTCACCATTCACAAGACGGAAACCACCAATCAAATCATCCTCATCAGTTTCAATGGTGATGTTGACACGAATCAGTTCCCGACCCAATTGAGCACACGCTTGTTCTACACCGAAAGTTTTACCATTACCACTGAGGCCAGTGATAAAAGTAGGATAAAAGAGACGGGACTGAATAATCTTTTTGATATCGTTAAAGTTACCAAACTTGACGAAGGTATCATCTTTTGCAGGAATAAGGTTTTGATGATGTTCGGGAAGAACTGCAACATTCTGGAAAGAACGCTCAATTTCTTGAACTCGTTCTTGAGTCACTTCCAAGTTCCAACGACCACGAGCAGTCTTAAAATTCTCAAGACGGCGAGTAACAGTAGGATAGGAAAGATTGTTCATCGCACAATAGGCTTTGACATCACCAGAAGTGATATCGGAACCATAAGTGGACTTGAGACCTTCCAGGATTTGATCGTCGTTCATTTGAAGGCGGGGCATTGTGTGGTGTGTTTCTCAACTGAAGCCATAATACACCTTTTAAGGGATTGCGGAACCACCTGTGTGTCAGTTTCCAAACTGTCCACCTATAAAATATTTTTTACTTTGCCACTCAAATCTCTATTCCAAAAATCACAAATAAAAACTTCTATTTCTGGATCAACAACATACAGAGAAGATAAACATCTTTGTTGTGAAGATTGAACTTCTACATGTCCATATAAAAATGTTGTAGCATCTGTAGAAAATATGTTTGATAAATTGACAAATTTCTTTCCCTTTCCAACAAAAATATTTGCAAACTTTTGTGGTTCTTTATATAAATCTACAGCAACAAATTTCACTTGTGTCTTTTTAAAAATTTTCCAATATTTAATGAAATTTTCAGTTCCACCAAAATGATACATTAGTTGTTTATATAAAGTTAAAAAAGAATAGTCTTCAAAATAATTGTTTCCATTTTTACCCATCCAAGTAAAGTAATCTTTATCAGGGAAATTTCTAATGCAATCAATTAAATTATTACCTCTCCAACTATGAAAATGTTTGTACCACTGCAAACTCTTTATATTAAAATCGTAAACTATTATTTTACCGTCTTCATTTAACTTTTCATTTTTAAAAATATCGAATAATTTAAATCCACTTGCAGTATTAACAACTAGATCAAATTTACCCTCATTTTTTATGAACATTGTTTCACTATTAAATAACCAAATTTGATCTTTTACAGATTTTATATCAGATATAATTTTAGATTGATTCCAATTTTGATCTTCATATTGAGTTAAAGTTTTAATACTATCTTCAAATTTATTGGTTTCATAATCGGGATAACAATAAAATTTATTTAATCGTAAATTTTCACTTAAAGTAATAACAGGCCAACCACCCAGAAACATAGATCTCAAAAGTTTCCAACCTTGACCCGCATGAGGTTGCATATCTTCTTTTCCAGAATATTTCACCCATAAAGGAGTATAGTCGTGATGAAAATTCTCAACACTTCTTTCGACTATCGGTAATAATTGTTCACCAGAATAAAAATCTCCAAATTCTGGACAACCCACTTCTTTCCATGCAAAAAGATTGACTATAAAAAATTGATTGTGTAATTCCAACCATTCTCCAGGACGATATAAAGGATGTCCGGCTACACCAAACTCATTCTCTTTTATAAATTGTCTAATTTCCTGATCAAAATTAAAATTCCTTAAAGTACATCCAGCAGATTGTACGACACAATACTCATACCCACGATTCAAAGATTCTTCTAGTATTTCATGTATTTCATCACCACAAATTATTTCTAAATTAGCTCCAACTCTATTGAGATAAAATAAGGTAGCACCTTTAGCTCTCAAATACATCGAGAAATTATTAATTGCATTTCTTTGATTATATACGCCATAACATATTTTTTTCTCTCTTTCACCAAGTTGATCAAATGACATTTGTATTAAGTTCTCATTAATATCTCCATGCACAATAAAATGATATCTAGTCTCATTACTATTATTATAAACTGCATGAACATTGCCTATGTCTAAAAAGAATCCTGTCCCTTGTTTAAAGGGAACTTTTCCCCAAGATTCAAAATAAAAATTACAACCCTCAGGATTATTAATTGCAATATTTAAAGGACCAAAGATTCTACCTTCTCCATCTGAGTGAGGCATAATATACCCACCTGGATCCAATCTCATGATTCTTACTCTATGATAATTTTTATACCCCAACTTCTTTAAAAATTCTACACAAGTTGGAAAATATTCACAAACCTCAGTCCATTCGTAATCAGGTTCATCAACAAAACCATATTGTTCATAACTCTCAGTAGCGTCAGGTCTTAGGCCATGTAAAGTTAATGCTGCCCAACCTTCATGCGAATAACTTAGATGTTTATCTTTCTGTCTATGTCCAACAAAAAGATGATCATTTTCAATACACTCCTGATGCATCTTTTCAAAATCCGCATCAAAATCTATTTGAAGATAAGGCCAATTAGATTCAATCAGATCAAAATCTGATGGAGGAATCGTTGGATTCCATTGATTTTTTAATGAAAATTTTACAAATTGATTAAGTATTTCATTCATATATTTTTATGTTTGTAACACTTTCAACTTTTGAAAAAACTTCATTGTTCCATCGTTTTTGTATATTTTGATTTGTCATCCAATCTTCAGCAATTGGATGAAACTTTAAAAGATCTTTATTTACCATAATGTGTCCGAGATAATATCTACCTAAACTCAGACTATTTAAATTTTCCATCGGAATCAATTCTTGAGATTCTTGATTTAAAGACTCATACCATTGATAAAAGTTCATTTCTGTCAGTTTTTGCATATTATTTCTACTGAAAAAACAAAGCCATGCTTCCGAACTGTACATTTCTTGAACTTTTATTTGATTATTAGTAATGACTCGCACATCATTATCACACACAGCACTCATATAATCTTTACCTAAAGTATTATACCCAAGATAAAGATGTCCCCATGAAAAATCTGTACTTAAAAACAACTTGTCTATTTCTTCCAACTTTCTACCGGGATATGGCGGATAAGCCGTAACTACAGCCCCATATTGCGGAAATACATCTTCAGTTGTCTCTATTGCAACTTCTGTTATATGAATCCATTCATTTAATTGCAACCAAAGATAGTGTACAGGTTCTCCAAGATATGGGAATTTATTTTCACCATACTCTTCAAACTTTTCGTGCAAATTATTAAGTATTTTTTGATTTACACTGTCCCTTCCATCTATTGACAATAAAATTTTAGACTCATATGCATCATTGAGTTCTTTAATTATTGAATTTAATTTTTCAACTAATTCACCTAAGTTTGAATTATTTTTATTTGATATATTAAGATTGAAAGATACTTTTCCTTTGTTTTGATATGTTTTAATTTCATTCAACCATTTTTCTCTTAAACTATTTGGTTGTAACAAATAATCCAATTCAAGACTATTTCCATCCTTTAATTTAAAAACAAATCCTACTGCTTTCTTTTTTTCAAATAAATTCACAAAAAATCAACCCCAAATATTATAATAATTTATTCAATCAATCGTATTTTGAACTTTGCATTTCTTCACCGCGTTTTTTATCTTCACGGCGTTTATTAACAATTTGTTCTGGAGATCTTCTTTCAGATCCATATTCTCCAGCTTCAGGTGGTTTCTTACCCTTTTCTTTTTTCTTTCCTCTTTCTTGAATAGCTCCACCAGCACCCATTCTACCAGCACCCATAACCTTGTGCATATGTCTCATAACCTTTGAGTTGGTGTCATCACCACCCATCGTTCCACCTTTGGTTACTTCCTTTCCAGTTTTATAATCCTTACCCGTTTCTTTCTCATAACGATTGAGTTCCATAATATTTTCAAACCAAGATTCACTCATGTTAAGAATAATCTTATCTGCATTTTCTGTTGTGGAAGCAAAACCTTCATCAAGAAGGTAAGAAAGAACTACATTATAAGTCTGTTCTGAGTTCATTTTTAACAATACTTTTTAAGTATTTATTAAAAAAGAGGGGTCTCCCCCTCATGCAACAAGTTCAATAAACTCTCCAAGAACTTTCTTATTCATCTTTTTACTTTTCAGAGACTTTGCAAATGCAGATTTAATCTGACTCTTACTTGCATCGTCGGAAACTTCAAACTCCGACTCATTGGAGAGAGCGGAACCAGAAAGTCCAAAGTATACATGATACCCAGATTTTTTGATTGCGAAAGATTTATTCTTCTTCCAATCATTCATGATTTCACTATACTCTTTATTCTCCCGATAATAACCAGAAGAATAATCCGAAGTTTCATAATAACGACGGACAAAACTTCCTGCGTCACGACCTTCCAGAACCCGAATACCGATGAAGTTAACATCAGTGAAACGATCACGAAGATTGCGGAGAAGAACATCAGTAAAACTGGTAAAATCTCCATCCAACTTATAGGTAGACCCAATCTTACGATCACGAAGAATCGTATTCATTCCGATAGAATTCAACCCAATGTACACTTCTTCGGTGTCATAATTAAAACGACCTTTGAATTCTTTATGGAATTTGAGAGGTGCAGCTTCACCATCAGTCAGAACAACACATTGAACTTTCTGGAGTTTGTTTTCCCGTTGAAACTGAGGAAGAATTTGGTGAAGTGCAACTAAAGTCTCATTCAAAGGAGTTCCAGAAAGAGAAAGACGATACGGATGAGTATACTCAGGAGCATCGTTATATGAATAACGAAACTCTTTAGCCAACCTAAAGATGTTAATCATCTGTTCCTCAAGAACACGATTATTCACTTTACTGGTGAACAAGTTCATGAGTGAGAAAGTTTCATCCACATAAACCAATCCATGTTTCTTTTGATAATGGGGTTCCATAGGTTTTTGACGGCGATTGTCATCATAGTCATAACGACGCCACTCATTCGTGAAAGCATAAACCTCAAAAGGAATCGTAACTTTTTTACAAAACCACATCAGGTTATAGAGTTGTTTGAGAGTATCCATCATTACTTGAGACATGGAACCAGACCAGTCCAGAACAAATACCAGACCATGATTCTTACCATTGGCAAGAGTGGTGACTTTCTTGAAGAGATCTTCATTGTATTTGTAGGTGTGAAGTTTGGAGCAATCCAGAACACCAGTGCGGGCAGTGGTAGCACGGGCATAAGAGTCTGCTGCCTTACGGCATTCAAATTCTTTCACCAGATAGTTGACTTCTTTCTGAGCAGAACGCTTGAACTCACGATACTCTTTGTCTACTTTACCAAAGAGATATTCTTTAGGGTTAGTATAATCAGAATATTTTGCAATAGTTTTTTCCCACCAATCATTGATCTCTTTATGAACTTCAGCGTTTGAACCAATAACACTACTAAGATTGAGTTTGGGGAGCTCCAAATAAATGTTTTCCGACCCATTCATGTTCACAAGATCACGAAGGGCTTCTTCCAGATTGTCTGCAGTCTTAACTTCAGGTTCCGAAGTTTCTCCACCAAGATTTGAACTATTATCGGTGGGAGTATCCATTTTATCTTCCGATTGACCATCAGAGGACGCCTGGCCACCCTCTCCAGAGGTTTCCAAGTCATCCTCCTGAGAGGAAGTTTGTTCTTCCTGAGGCGCACTTTCCGACCCGTTGCCAGGATTAGATTGAACATTATCAAACGAATCAATTTTAGTTTCTTCCTTTTGACTCCTCTTACAATACTCGTAAAGTTTTACGGCAGCTGCAATCGCATCATCAAAGGTTTCTGCATCTGCAACCATATTCAGAATTTCAGTTTCCTCACCCCGTTCAATAGGAATTTGAGTGAATCCACCAATCTTAAACCACAGATTTATACGATCGGCCAGATTGTAAGTAGAAATATCATCATCTTTAATCTGGAAGAAATCATCCTCATGCAGTTCTTTATATCCTGCAAAGAAAGATTTATTCAAACCTGCATAACGACGCTTCATCATTTTTTCAATACGAGCGTCTTCAGTCACATTCACGAATTGTTGAGGAATCGTAAATTTCTTACTCCAATCCTCATTAGGGGTATAAAGAGCATGACCCACTTCATGGCCAACAAGCATGTCATACACTGCATTGGAAGCCTTCTCCCACATGGGAAGAGTCAAGACACGAGTATCCACATTGAAACATGCAGTAGGAACATGTTTGTGTTCCACAACCAAATCTTCCGTTGCGAGAAGACGGGCGAGTTGACCTTTGACTTCGTGATTAACAGGCATGAACTTTGTTTCGTATGCAGCCATAATACGACGAAACCGCCCCATTGGAGCGGTTCATGTGACGCTTTTTGAACTGGGCCAGTCGTGCTTTTGCTTGGCGCAGTGCTTGAGGTTTAAGTTTTCTTTTCTGGGATTTCCCAGAGTTGTGTTGCCAGTTTGGTGTGGTCATGACACTAGTTTGCTGAACCCTTTTACTTTATCAAATTTCATCACCCTGTCAAATTTATCCATGAGATCGTCGGTCTTGTGTGAGATTACAAACACATGAGCATCCTGGATGACATAACGAATAATATTTGTGAAGAAATCTGTTCCTGCTCCATCCAAAGAACTATCAAAAATTTCGTCTAGGATGAGAAGATTTGTACTGGCCGAGTTTCTAAGTTTGGCAATGTCCCGCCAGGTAAACAAGAGAGAAAGGTCAATACGCATCTTCTCGCCTTCACTAAACGATTCGTAACTAAAATCTTCGTGAACTGGTGACTTGATAACCTCCTTAAACTCTTCATCCAATGTGAAATTGATGTAAAAGTCCATCATCTGTAGATACTTGTTTATCTGCTGAT